TAAAGACGGTTCCCCCGGTTTATTAGTAGGAGAGGGTGGAGACGCAGACATTTATTACGATGGCACAGATATGAATATCAACCCTGCTAGAGTAGGCTCTGGTATTTTAAAAATCGCTACTGACACTACAATAGCAGGTAACCTAACAGTACAAGGAACAACAACTACAATCGACAGTACAACCCTCAGTGTTAAAGACAAGAACATTGAGTTGGGTGTAGTTAGTAGTCCTACAGATGTAACGGCTGATGGTGGAGGTATTACATTAAAAGGAACTACCGACAAAACATTCAACTGGATAGATTCTACAGACAGTTGGACTGCATCAGAACACATTGAACTTGCATCTGGTAAATCATTTAGGATTAACGCTAATAACGTTTTGAATCAAACAACTTTAGGTTCTACAGTTGTAGGTTCTTCATTAACAAGTGTTGGAACATTAACTTCAGCTACAATATCAGGCGATTTGACAGTCGATACAGATACGTTAAAAGTAGACTCTTCTAATGATAGGGTAGGAATAAATAACTCTAGTCCAGATAAAACGTTCGTTATTAGAACTGGTGGAACTAGAGATTTTAAATTCTTTGATTATGATTTAACTTATGAATCTTCGCTTGGTATACGAGCAAAGAACGGTGGATACCTTGGTTTAGTAACAGAAGGAAATAATGATGTATTTATTTCTACTAACGGATTTGCT